TAAATACTTTTTCAACTCTAGGTAACAAGTTTTGAACTTCGTCAAAAAGTTCTTTATCCATAATAGGAGGAATGTAGTTATCTAAATATACATTTTTTCTATACAACTTATATTTTCCAATATAAGCAGTTTCACGTAGGTAATTAAATAGAGCATCTTGACCTTTCCCAGGAAAATGCTTAACAAAGTAGCTATAAGTTTTTTTATGATCTCCATTTACAGAAATAAAATATTTATATAGATTTCTAATATTTTCTGCTTCTTCTGGTTCAACTACAAACTTTTTATCTTTTATTTTATATCCATACTTAGTAGTACCAGAAGTTACTTCGCCTTTTTCACGCTTATTTTTAAATACGAACTTTATCCTTTCAGAAGTTTTTCCAATTTCCCTTTGTGCTAAAGATACTTTTAAATTAAACATAAACATACCATCAGCAGTAGAGGTATCGACATCATCCTCATCTATTGCTTTCATTGTACAATTATTATCTTGTAATATCTTATTTATATTGTTAGCATCTAATACATTTCTACTTAATCTATCTAGCTTAGTAAAGAGTATCATGTCATATGCAACAGATTTTTCTAACATCTCTTGTAAAGCTTTTCTTTTTTTCATAGAAGAGGCAGAGATACCTTCATCTATATAAAAATCATATTTATAGTTATTTTCTTTACAATACTTAGTTAATGCATCTTTTTGAGCTTGTATAGAAAATCCATATTTGACTTGCTCTTCTGTACTGACTCTGCAATAACAAGCTACAGTTTTCATATAAAAAGCCTCCTTAAACAAATGTTTAGTACTTGTATAAGAAGGTTTTATATAATATAATAATAAAAACTGCTTATACAAGTAGTATTGAGAATAGATAATGTAAAACTTTGGCGAGGGATACATTATCTATTTTTGTATTACAATAATATTTCATTTTTTTGAAAAATATTTTAAAAACTTGCATTTTTAAAAAAATATTTTAAAAACTTGCATTTTTAAAAAAATATTGTATAATATATATAGTAAGAGTAATTCGTTCGCCGAGTTAATTACGGGTCGATAGCTTGTCTATTGGCAGTACGCATAGACGTATGGGATAACGTAATCGGGGGGATTACTCTTATTATTATGCAATTAAATGAATTAACGAAGGAAATAAATCAAACCATTCTATTGGTGGATAAAATTTAATACCATAACCAATAAACTTTCCTTTATAATTCCATATATTCGACTTTAACTTTAAAACATATTCCCATTCTTGAGAAGTATTATATTTTATAGCTTGTGCAAAAGAACTACAACATACATCAGCTAATTGTAATAAATTTCTATCTCTATTATCTATAAATTTAATATTATTAATACATTTGCTGTTTATATGATGATATCTTCTTTTGTTCATTAATTCATTTTTTAGATGTAAATTTTTCTCTTTACTATTTTCATTTCTTGTACTTATGTAAATGTTACATTTCCCTTTATTATTATCTACATAATAAGATACTCTCTCTATTAAATAACTCATAAAATAAGGATAAATATCTTTAGACTTTAATTTATTAATTTTATAAGTATTAATAGCTACGTGAATAATTTTAAAATTTTCTGATATTAAGTCATAAATAATTTGAATCTTTTTATCATATTTTAATATTTTATTCCAATGTAATTGTTCTTTTCTTGCCATATTCATTGCATTTTTTATTTTTACAATTTTATTGGATAAAGTTAAATCATATTCTTTAGGTACTATAATAGCAGTTAATATAAACCATTCGCTACCTCTTTTTATTCCTTCATCTCCACTTTCATCTATGTAAACATTATATTCAATCCTATTTTCCATTTGTTAGTCCTTCTTTATTATATTTTTCCTTGATAAGATATACAATTGAGTCGAGAGTAGTTAGTTATTTTTTCTTTTCTATAGTAATTTTAAAGTTTTTTCTAATGGTATTTATTATTAAACATATTATAATTAATGCTATAATAATTGATAAAGCAATTATTATGTTATTTTGACTATTATTTTTTTCTTCTAATTCTTTATTTTCTACAAGCATATTAAACTTTTCGTTTGCTTCTTTTTGTTCCTCTTTTGCTCGTTCAGTTCTTTCAGATTGAATGCGATTATAGTCTTCCATTAAGTGATTCCATTCTTCAGGACTAACATCATCTTTACTTATAATTTTGGCATATGAAAAATTATAAGTAAACAATGTTATAAAAATTAATAGAAATGTAAGTAAATATTTTTTCATATATTTCTCCTTTTATTATTCGAATATTTTACTTATTATTGCTTTACTTTATATGGATTTCCATTTTCATCTAAAACAGGTTCTTCAATAGTAAGTCCGTCATATATGTTGTCTACAGTTGATTGAATTTCATCTAATTGCTCTTGAAATCCAGATAGTTCTGGATTTTCTGCTTCAATTTCGTTTTCTAATTCTTGAATTTTTTCATCTCTTACGGAAATATCATCTCTTAAATTTGAAGCATCGTTTTCCCAAAATAAAAGCATAATAATTATAGTAATAACTATAGCAACTATTATCTCTACGATTGTAAAGTTTTTTTCTCCCATATATATACTCCTTTATTTTCTTCTTTTCTTCCTTCTAAACTCTTCAACTACTCCAATTATCCTAACTGGCAAATTTTCAATTTGATCATTAGTATAGACCATAGGAGAATATGAAGAATTTAGTGGTTGTAAAATTATACCATTTTCATTTTTAAATACTCTTTTAAAAGTACCATCATTTCCGTTTACCATGACAACACAGTCATCTCCGCTTTCGCAGTCATCTACTTTTTCTAATATAAGAGTATCTCCATCAAGATATTTAGGTTCCATACTATTTCCTTTTACTCTAAGCCCAAAATATTGCTTTCCACCTTTTAGCATATCTGCTGATATTTCTTCTGTATCTAATATATTCTCTATACATTCCATTGGTATTCCAGCTGGGATAGTACCATATACAAAAACTACTGCAGAATTAGAAGTTATACTGTTATCTTTATGAATAGAAGGTAAATCTTGATTTACAACAAATTCTTGCTGTTCATCTAAAACTTTTAATATTTCTTCTATAGAAGTATTCATGCCTTTAGCAACATATTTAACTGTATCTAATGTAGGTGCAATTGGTTTTCCCGTTCTAGGGTCAATATTTTTTTCTAAAGCAGAAATATAAGTATGGCTTAGCCCACATCTTGAAGCAAAATCTCTTAAAGACAATTTATTAATAGTTCTGTATTGTTTTATCAAATCTCCTAAAAACATTTTATCCTCCTAAGTATTGATATAACTATATTGTACAACATAGTGAACAAAAAGTCAAAAAAATATTTAAAATTTTTGTACAACATACTTGACATACAAAAACAATAATGATAATATATGTACAACAAGTTGAACAGAGAGGGGGTTGTAAATTGAAAAACAGAGTAAAAGAAGAAAGAGAATTACAAGGCTTATCACAAGAACAGCTATCTAATAAATCAGAAGTTTCTCGAACAATAATTTCTGAATTAGAAAATGGAAAAACAGATGTAATAACAAATGTAACATTAGAAAAGATAGCAAAAGCTTTAGGCAAAAAAGTTACAGATATTTTTTTTACAGAATAAGTACAACATGTTTTACAACAATATACAGAAGGAGGTGGAGGAATGAATGATTGTTACACTATTTATGCAATTAGATGTAAAGCTACAAAAAGAATGTATATAGGTAGAACAAAACAGTCAACTGAAGAAAGAATAAAATCACACTTAACATTATTAAGAAGTAATAAACATACAAGTAAACTAATGCAAGAGGATTACAACAAATATGGAGAAGATAACTTTGAATATTACGAATTGGAAACTGGATTAAAATTTGAGGATAGAAACAAAGAATGTTTTTATATGGACAGATATAAAACTTGTAATCCTAAGTATGGATATAACAGACAAGATAATCATAACAGGGCAAAAGGTTGTATTCCAAAAGCAAAAGGTTTGCCAGACATACCAAAATAAACGCAACTCGACACAAATAAGAGAAGAGGTGAGAAGATGGAAGAAAATGAAATAGACGAATTAAAATCAGAAAACTGGGAGCTAAAACAAATAGTAAAAGAAGAGGAAGAAAAACCTAATAGATTTCAATTCTTTGTATTAGGATTTTCAACGGCAACACTTATAGCTGAACTAATACAATTATTTAGGTAAAAACAAAGCAATAATTGAAACAATTAAAGCCAATATAGATAAAGCATTATTAATAAACCAATTTTTGAAACGATTTCTAAATAATAAACTTTCAGCAGTAGAGGTACCTAAATCTTCTAACATAAAACCATTATCAGTATAAAGTCTAATAAGATTTGTTTTATTAAAAGATTTTAGAGCTTGATAAACATTATCTTCATTATACTTTGTACATAAATCATTTGTATATGAAAATTCGAAATCATTAGAATTTTTAATTTTAGAGTTTTTATAGATATCAATTAAAATTTTTTTAGAAGTTTTAGATAATTGTAGTTCAGACATATTAAATTACCACCTTTCAACAGAATTATAGCATAGGTGGAATAATAACAAAAGAGGTGAGAAGATGAATTGGTTTAGGATAATTTTTGGAGTGATGATTATAACAGTAGTAGGAATAGCAGTATTAATATATTGGCATAAAAAAATAGACCACGAAACAACTTGGATATACGCAGTCTATGTATTGTTAAATATTATTCTTTCGATATTTGTTTTGATAGGACTTGAACAATTTTGGTTAATGAATCGTTAAATTCTTTAGCATTTTTGTGAGCAATTCCACTAGCTTCATTTGGAACTTTAGAAAAGTAAATGTATAGATTATTTAGACTTTCATAAAAATTATACATGTCACCTAAAGAAGGACCATTATAGCATCTGCTAGCACATTTTATGTATTGCTCTAGGGCATTACGCTTAGCAACTTCATAAAGTTCAATCTTTTTCATTTTGGATTGATGATGATTGTTAATTAAAGTTGTAGCAATAGGTGAAATAACCGAAGACAAGAAAAGAATTACAGCTACTGCATAAGAAAACCATTCCATGAATTACACCTCACTTTCGAGGTAATTATATTACAGATTTCGACAGAAAGGAAGGAGGAAAGATGGATTATGAAAAAGTAAACAAAGCAATAGTAGAAATACTAGAAGAAAAATATGGAGTAAAAATAGAAAGTAAAATTGAAAGGAAATGAGAATTATGAGTGATCAAGATAAGACATATTATTTATTAGGAAAAGCTATGACATATATATTACCAATTTTAGGATTAGTAGCAACAGAAATAGTATGTTTAGCACATATATTTTTAAGATAGAAAGGGGTGAAAAAAGAATGGAATATTTTATATTGCTAGCAATAATAGGTATCTTAATAGCTTACATAGTTGTAAGAGAATCAATAGTTCAAAATCAAATAAAAGAATTAGAAGAAGAGCGTAATAATTCAGAATTAAGAGCAGTAACACATTTTAGAAAAATAAATGAAGTTGAGAACTTAATAAAAGAAGAACAAAAGAAACCAATCTATAATAGAAATAATTTTACATTAGTAAGCAAAATAAAAGAAGTAATTACAAGCGACCAAACTAGATAATTACTTCAAACAAAAATATTTTTTTATAAACATTCTCTTAAATTATAATAGCACGATTTAAGAGAAAAATCAAGGGAGGAAAAGAAATGGTACAAGTTACTATGTCAGGAGAAGAATATAAAAATTTGGAAAATGAATTAGATAGATATAAAAAGCTATTTAATTTAATTATAGATAATACAAGAATTTACGAAAGATTAGATAACACTTACGATTTAATGATTGAAAATACATTTGAAATTGAAAGGTATATACAAGAAAACTATAAAGACTCTTATAATGAAAGACTTAATTATTTATTAAATAAAAAAGAAGAGGAGAAAGAAAATGGATGATAAGTACTACGAATTAGAAGAAGCAATATCTACACTGGAAATGCAAATAAAAGAAAGTAAAGATAAAGATGTAGTTAGTATATTAGAAAATTGCAAAGATAAATTACAAGAAGAATTTAACAACATAAAAGATGATACAGAGTCAATATGGGAAAACGAAAAAAAAGAATTAGAAAATGAATATTGGAGGAGTGTAATTTAATGGAAGAAGAAGTTAATAAAAATAAGTACTCTGAAATATTAAAAGGACTTGATTATGAACATCTTGTATATGAAAGAGCAATATTAGATAGAAAAAAAGATAATTTATACATAATGGATAAAGAGCTTAAAGAAGAGTTTAAAAGGAGGATAACAAATGGAAGCAATGTTTAGAGATTTAAAAGCTAGTGAGATAGATGTAAGAATTGCTAGTGTAAGAATAAATGGTATTAGCCTTCTACTATATAAAGATGCAAGAGTAGATATGGATATACTAGATGAAACAGTTGGCCCTAAAAATTGGCAAAGAAAACATAGTAGAGAAAATGCAAATTGTATTATAGAGATTTGGGATGATGAAAAACAACAATGGATTTCTAAAGAAGATACAGGAGTAGAAAGCTTTACACAAAAAGAAAAAGGATTAGCAAGCGATAGTTTTAAAAGAGCTGGATTTAATTGGGGAATAGGCAGAGAATTATATACAGCACCGTTTATTTGGGTAACTAATAAGAATGCACAAATACAAGATAGTAAAAGAAAAGATAAAAATGGAAATATTATATACACATGTAACGATAAGTTTATAGTAGAAAAAATACAAATTACAAATAAAGAAATAACTGGATTGGCAATATATAATGAGACATTAAAACAGAGAGCTTTTGTATATACGAAGAATACTGAAAGTAAGTAGGTGTTTAGATGCAAACTACAGGAAATATAACCGATATTAACATAGATTTTAATACACATAAACCTAAAATAACGCTGTTATTAAATATGCAACAACCAGAAGTAATAGAACAACTAAAAAATGAGGACAAGCTAGATATAGACATAAAGAAATATAGAAAAAAACGTAGTTTAGATGCTAATGCTTATTGTTGGGTATTGTGTGACAAGATAGCAAAAGAAATAAGCAAAGATGGAACTATAACAACGAAAGAAGATATATACAAAGATGCAATAAAAAATATAGGAACATTTGAGCCAATGATAGTAGAAGAAAAAGCATTTGAAAATTTTAAAAGAATATGGGAGAAGCAAGGTTTAGGCTTTCTAATACAAGAAGTAACTAGAAAAGATAAATGTGTAAAAGTACATTGTTATTATGGGTCTTCTACTTACGATAGCAAAGAAATGAGTTTATTAATAGAACTACTAGTAGAAGAGGCAAAACAACTAAATATAGAAGTAAAAACAGAACAAGAAATAGAAAGTCTATTATCAACGTGGCACTAATTAGTGACGAATTAGGAGAAAAGGTACTCTTTTGATTAGTGCCACAGGTCCCCCTTTTATAAAAGGAGTGAAAATGAAAAAAGAATTTTGGAAAGATATTAAAGGATATGAAGGACTTTATCAAATTAGTAATTATGGAAGAATTAGAAGTTTAAAATTTAGAAATAAGGTTTGTGAAAAAGATAGAGTAATAATAATGAAACCAAATTTGAGAAATGGATATTTCGTTATAAATCTTAGGAAAAATGCAAATAGGAAAAGCTTTCAAGTACATAGGTTGGTTGCACAAACATTTATAGAAAATCCATTTAATTATCCAATAGTAAATCATATAGATTTTAATCCCAAAAATAATAATGTAGAAAATTTAGAATGGTGTACTCAAAAACAAAATGTTAATCATTCAAGATGTAACATGAAAGGAAAATCTCATAAATTAAGAGATAAAAATTATGGAATTACTTATAGAAAGAAATCAGATAAATACGAAGTAAGTGTAAAGAAAAAGTACTATGGAAGATATAAAACATTAGATGAAGCAAGGAAGAAAAGAGATGAAGTTTTAAATGAACTCAATATTACAAGATAAGAAAGAATGTTTTAAATGTAAAGGAATTAATAATTTAGAACTTCATCATATATTTTTTGGAAATGCAAATAGAAAACTTTCAGAAAGAGAAGGATTAAAAGTTTATTTATGTGTAGAACATCATAGAGGAAATTATGGAGTTCATGGAAGATATGGAAAAGATCTTAATATTTATTTAAAAAGAATAGCACAGAAAAGATGGCAAGAATATTATCACAAAACAAAAGAAGATTTTATAAAAGAATATGGAAAATCATACATCTAGGGATAAGACAACATAGTTTTATCCCTAAAATATTACAAAAGGAGGAAGCAAATGGATAAGAACAGCTTTCTAATATACATAGATTATGAAGAACAATTTAGTTTATTGACAGATGAACAATTAGGGCAACTTATAAGAGCAATAATGAAATACGAAAAAACAAGTGAGATTCCGAAACTGGACGGAATGTTAAAAATGGCTTTCTCTTTTATTAAGACACAATTGGATAGAGACAGAGAAAAATACGAAGAAAAGTGTGCAAAAAATAGAGAGAATGCTAAAAGAGGTGGCAGACCAAAAAAGCAAATGGATAATAAAAAACCGAACGGTTTTAAAGGAAACCAAACGAATGCCAAAAAACCCGATAATGATAATGAAGATGATAATGATAATGAAGATGATGATGACAACAATAATAATGATGTTGTAAGCGACAGTTGTGTTGACGGTTTACAAGGAGTTATTGATTTTTATAATAATAATATTGGCTTTTTAAGTCCATATGGCCTAAAAATTCTAGAAAGCTATGCAAAAGATTTGTCTAGTGAACTAGTGATTTATGCAATGCAAATATCTGTAGAAAATAACAAAAAGACAATTAGCTATATTAAAGCAATATTAAATAACTGGACTAAAGCCAACATAAAGACATTAGAAGAAGCAAAAAGAGAAAATAAAAAGAAAGTAAATACTGATAAACAAATAGAACAACGTAAATATACAGAAGACGAGTTTGAGAGTTTATATGCAAATCAGGAGGGAAATTAGAAGATGATAAAGAAATTTGTAGAAAAATGGAATAGATATAAAGAAAATTTAGAAAATTATTTTAGAAATACTAAACAAGAAGAATATCAAGATTATGAAGATATTGTGAAAGCATTATTTAAAAATGTAATAAATCAGGGAGAAACAGATCATTGGAATAAGTTTAATATAGAAGAAATGACATTAATAGATGATGGAGATTATCAAGGAACACAAATATTTATTATTCCATTAGATACATATCAGCCAAATATAGAAGATTATGTTGTAACTAATACATATTATGGTTCTTGCAGTGGTTGTGACACATTACTAGCTATTAATGAATTTTCATCAGGATTACCTAGTGAAGAACAAATTCACGATTATATGATGCTAGCATTACATCTTTTGCAAAAATGTAAATGGCTAGAAGAGGAGTGATAACAAATGAAAATAAGTAATATAACAAGGCAATTAAGCTTTGAAGATATAAAACCTAAAAAGAAAATAAGATATATGCAAATACTAGATAGATTAAGTACAGGAAATAAGACAGCAAAAGAGATAGCAGTAGAATTATTTGATTTAGGATTTACTAATACTGCTGAAAGAAACACAACAGCACCACGTTTAACAGAACTTGAAAAAATGGGATATGTGGAAGAAACAGCCAAGAAAACTTGTGAATACACAGGTAAAGCAGTAACTGTATATAAGATAACTCAAAAAGGTTATGAAGTATTTAATTATAATCACATTCCAAGAATAGATTAGGAGGATATATGTTAATAAAAACTAATATAAAAGAAATTATAGAACATGTAGTTAAAAACGATATAAAGATAACAGATAATTCATGCAGTGGAAAGTGTAGTAAATGTGGAGAATGTTGTACAAACCTTCTTCCAGTCACACAAGCAGAAATAGATATGATACAAAGATTTGTAATAAAAAATAAGATTAGACCACAAAAGCATGTATTGATAATGCAAAATAGATTGACTTGTCCATATTATGATGGAAAAAAATGCTTAATTTATGAGGTTAGACCACTTATTTGTAGAGAATTTTATTGCTATAAAAAACCTTCTGAAGAATTAGGTGAAAAAATTATGAAAGAAAAATTTATAACAGTAGATATGTGGCAAATAGCAAAAGAGATAGATAAATATTTTAAAGGAAAAGGAAAATCAAAATGAAAAAAATAGATAAAAGGTATCTTTGTTATTGGTGTATGGGTTGCAATGCAGAAGAGTTAGACAACTTTGAACCAAAGCAAAGATGTAAAAACTTTGTACCACGGAGATAAAAATTGGGAAAAGATGTGGAGAGAGGAGCTAAAGAAAAGTGGCAACATATAAATTTGAAATAGATAAAAGATTAATGGGACTAAACGAATATACAAAAGCAAATAGAACAAATAAATATGTAGGAAGTCAAGCTAAAAAAGATGAACAAAAATATATTGAATGGTGCATTATAGAACAATTAGGAAATTTACATATAGATAGACCAGTAAAAGGAAAGTTTACTTGGATAGAAGAGAATAAAAGACGAGATTTAGATAATATATGTTTTGCTAAAAAGTTTATATTAGATGCATTAGTAGAGATGAAAGTCTTGAAAGATGATAATAGAAAGATAGTTATAAGTTTTGTAGATGAGTTCAAGTATTCTAATAAAAGTAAAGTGATTGTTGAATTGGAGGAGATTTAGATGAGTGAAGCAGATAAGATGTTTAAAGAGTTAGGATATGAAAAAGATGTTGGAGAGGCTTTTGGTGTCGTAAGATATAAACATATAAAAGAAGATTATTATATAAGATTTTATTTAAGAGATAGAACTTTTGATGCTAATAGAATTAGTAAAAATAAAATATTCCCATTAGAAATAGATTACAAATTATTACAAGCAATAAATAAAAAAATTCAAGAATTGGAGTGGTCATATGAATAATGCAGATGAAATGTTTGAAGAATTAGGATATAGAATAATGTTTGATAACACTTGTATGTTTAGATATGTAAAATGTTTTGATTTAAAGCCTAAAAGACATATTATATTTGCAATAGATAAAACTATAAGTGTTTGTGAAGAAAACGAAAATGAATTAGCAATTAATAGAGATTATTTTACAATGCAAGAACTAAAAGCAATAAATAAGAAATGTGAGGAATTAGGATGGATGTAGAAGAGGATATAAAGATATTAGAAAATCTAAAAAAATACTTAAATTTATTAATATATGAAGGAACACATAAAATTATTTACAATGACCTAGGATGGGATGAGAAAACTATTGTTTTTGTGATAGCGATCTATTAGAAAAAGAACAAGACGAATATGGAGAAATATGTTTAATAGATTGCCAAGATTGCGAATGGTATGAAGAATAGGGGTGATTAGATGACTAAAGAGCAAGAAGATGCTATAAAATTTTTAGAATTACATACAAATTTCATGGGAAAACTTGATAAAGGTAGGTGTATAAGAATACCAGAGGAAAATTTTACAAAAACAAAAGAAAGTATAAAAACAGTCCTAAATATGCTAAAAGAAAAAGATGCAGAGATAGAGAAGAAAGACAAGATGATAGATTTAATTATTGATTTTTTCTACAAATTAACACAAGAAAGCCCTGGAACAACAATACACTATTTGGAAAAGAACGGATTCGATACTAGTAAGTGTAATAATTGTAGTCCAGGTAATGATTGTAGAAAATGTTTTAAACAATATTTTGAAAGGAAAGCGAAAGATGGAAGATTATAAATTTTATAATATGGTACAAATATTAGATTTTTTAGGAATTAAATATAATTTTGAAAACAACGAAGGAAAACAATATCCTTTTAAGGACAAGCCTAGCGATATAATTTTCAATTATGGCTATATAACAATACCAAGAGAAGGCATAGAAAAGATAATACAAAATAAAATATCTGATAAAGACTATAACGGTATCATAGAAGAAATAAAAATGTTAGTACATATACCATTTTATTGCAAAAGAACAAAAAATACAGGAACTATTATTGTAAATGTAACTGTAGGATTTAGATATGATAAGGAATATAAATATGGAGATGTAAAAAAATCATTACCAGAATTATGTTATGCAATAGAGAAATATGGTAGAAAAATAAATGATTTTTATATAATTGAAGATGAATTTAATTATTTTATGAGCAATTTCGTAATGGATACGCAATGGGGAATTGGTGCTATGCAAGTAGTAACAAGTCCACAAATAAAAATTGATGATAATTTCAAAGAAATAAGAGATGACGAAATGTTTTAGTTAGGAGGTAACAATGGAGATTAAAGAAAACGAATTTGTTAGAACTGATAATGGAATATTTAAAGTTACAAAAATAGATGGTTTATATATTTACTTAGATAAGCAATATTTTGATAATCAATACCAGACGATGAGAGATGTTACTTTTAAAGAAAGAATATTAAAACATAGCTTTAACATAATAGATTTAATAGAAGTAGGAGATTTTGTAAATGAAAATGAAGTAATTGATAAATATTTGTTTAATGGAGAAATACCTGTATTAGAAACAACAGGAGATGAAACAAATGCCAAATGTATGTGTGAAGGTGATATTAAAACAATACTAACACATGAACAATACGAAAGAAATTGTTACAGATTGGAGGACAATTAATGTATAAGATAGAAATATGGAGATTTCATATAATACATGAAACTTATACAAGCAATAATATAAAAGATATATTAAAATGGTATAGAAACAATTGGCAAATATCATATGAATGGGGGAATTGCAGTTTTGAAGTGTATAAAAATGGCAAACAATTATCATTTGATGAACTTGAAGAAATAGGATTTTTTAAATCATTCGAAGATTTAGACGAGGAGGAATAATAAATGAGAAAGACATATAAGGGATATGAACTAGTACAAGCTATATCCGAAGGTAAAATAAAGGAAGGTACAAAGCTTTTAGCAAAACTCCAAGTAATGTATTGGGATGGGAATAATATTGTGTACATGTCTAATCCAAATACAACATTATCATTACTACAACTAGCTAACGCGGAATTTGTATTATTAGATGAAGAAATAGATATACAAGAGATAGAAGAATATGAATTTCCAAGTTATGCAGATAAATTAACACCAATAGAAAATAAATTATTAGAGCTTATGTTTAATTTAAGAAAAAGAGTAGAGAATTTAGAAAATCAATTAAAGATAGATCCAGTTGTAATTACAGAAGAGGATTTATATAAATTTTATTTAGAAAGAAAAATAGATGAGATAAATGCAAGATTAAAATATAATTTAAATTATTCTATAGAACATAATACAGAATCAATTAGAGCAGACGGATGGAGGTTTTTCGATATGTCATGGACAACAAGTATAAAGATTAAGATAAGCGATATAGAAATTAAAAAGTTTACTTATACGCCACTTCCAGACATAACAAAAAAAGATATTTATAAAGCAATATTAAGATACATAAACTCAAAACCTATAAGTTATTTTATAAAACTAGATAAGAAAATAGAAGATCTAGAGAAACACAATACAGAATTAGATAAAAAGAAATTAAACCTAGAAGAGGAATTAAAGAAAATAATATAAAATTGTAGGAGGTACAAAAGATTGGAAATTAAAACCTTAATTAAATTATTAAAAAACTACAAGGAAAACAAAGCTACATTAAATATAAGACTAAAAGAACTTAAAAATAAAAGAATAGAATTAAAGAATCTAGTAGTAGATACTAGTATAAGTGGAATAAATTACGATACAGAAGGAATACATAGTAAAAATACAATATCAGACAAAACAGGAAATAGTGTAACAAAGGTAGATAGTAAGAGAATAAAACTAGAAGAGGATATAGCGAAACTAGAAGAGGAAATAAGACAATTAAGAAAAGATGTGGAAACAGTAGATGACAGATTAGAGATATTAACATATAAGGAAAAACAATTATTAATTGCAAGGTATATCGAAGAATGCAGTTATGTTGATATAGGGAACAGAGTATACTATCAAATATATAATGAAACAAGAAGCTCTGATGCAATTAAAAGGATTATAGAAAAAGCCATGAAAAAGATTACAAAAATACAGTAGTCTGAAAATGCATGGTTTTTGCGTACAAAATGCACGGTTTTTGCACTTGTTTTTTCAAAAATAACAGTTTATAATTTATAATAGCAACAGAAAGTTGTGATGGCTCCTTTCATTATTAAATTATTCAATTATAATTACTACGTGAAATTGTGACATATATAGTCACAATTTTTTATATTGCGGGATAGAGCAGTTGGCAGCTCGCTAGCCTCATAAGCTAGAGGTCACAAGTTCGAGTCTTGTTCCTGCAACCATAAGAGTAGATGTTTTTAATATTTGCTCTTTTAAAAAATTGATAAAATCAAAAAAAAGTAGTATAATAAATAAAGATGAAGCATAAAATCTAAAAGAAGTCAAGATGAGAAAAAATAAAAAAAGTATTTACTTTTGCACAGAACTCTAGTATAATATGTATACGAATTAGGGAAGAAAATTACTGGCATTTTTTACCTCCCTTAATTCAAACTTAATAAGATGTTCAAAGGAAGAACAAAAAATACTAGAGAACGCAATCTCTAGTATTTTTGATTTAAAAAAGCAACCCTGCATTTTCTACAGGGTCACTCTTTAGAAGAACTATGTACTAATCAAACATCTTTAGGATGTACGCAATTATGATTAGCACTAATAACTTAATAAGTATGTTCATTTTTTCACCACCTTTCTCAAGGAGGTTAAAAATGGAAGAACAAAAACATTATACTATTTCTAAAAAGAATAATCAACAAAGTAGATAAAAAATATGTCAAAAGTTACAAATGAATTACGAATATATTACAAAGCTTATCTAATACGATAGGCTTTTTATTTTTTCCCAAAGAATACTTCATTTTATTGTTTTAGGAGTAGATTATGAATACAAATGAAATAATTAAAAAATATGAGAGAGAGATATGTCCTTATTGCATACACTACAAAGATAAAGATTATAAAGAATGTAGTGTAGTAGTAGCAATCGATGGACAAGCAAATTGTATTAATTGTAAATGTGTAGAATATAACATAAAACAAGAATAAAGCAGGTGGGAGTTGATGGCAAAATATGACTGGAAGCAGTTAGAAAAGGAATACATTTCAGGAAATTATAAATCAATAAATGCTTTTTTAAAAGAAAAAGGAATATCAAGAAATAAAACTACAAACACACAAACAAAAGAATGGAACATCAAAAAGCATCAAAAAGACATCAAAAAAACATCAAAAACAATAGAAAAAGTAATAGAAAAAGAAGCAGAAAAAGAAGCACAACAAATAGTAGATATAAAATCAATTGCAAATGATTTAGCACTTAATATTATAAAAGCGAATAGTCAATTAGAAACTTACCTAGTGAAAAACAAAAAGAAAACAAAAAAAGTAAAATATGATTACAAAGCAAATAAACCTAGCGAGGAAGAAATCATTGAAAATGAAGAAATAGAGACTATGCAAGGAATAATCGATAGACAAGGATTAAAGATGCTTGCATCTGCTTTAAAGGATTTAAACGAAATAATTGGAAATGATAAAGAAGCTAACAAGGAAACGTTAGACAAATTAGATGAAGTACTAAAAGGATTAGGTGGTGTTGTTTAATGTTTTCAGAAAAGCAAAGAGAATTTTTAGACAATGCCAACAGAAGATGGAATATAAAATATGGAGCTACAAGAAGTGGAAAAACATATTTAGATTATTATGTGATACCTAAAAGAATAAGAAATGGAATAGGAAAACCAGGACTAACTGTAATATTAGGAAATACTAAAGGAACTTTGCAAAGAAATGTAATAGAGCCATTACAAGACATATGGGGAACAGAATTAGTTTCTGAAATAAAAGCTGATAATACAGCTTATTTGTTTGGAGAAAAATGTTACTGTTTAGGAGCAGACAACAAAAAGCATATAAATAAAATAAGAGGACCAAGTTTTAAATATTGTTATGGAGATGAGATTGCAACTTGGGATGAAGGCGTTTTCCAAATGCTTAAATCTAGGTTAGACAAACCATACAGTAAATTTGACGGAACTTGCAATCCAGAAGGACCTTCACATTGGTTTAAGAAATTTTTAGATAGCGATGTGGATATTTATCAACAAAAATATACTTTATATGACAATCCATTTTTAGCAAAAGAAGTCTTACAAGCGTTAGAAACAGAATATAGAGGAACAGTATTTTTTGATAGATATATATTAGGAGATTGGAAAGCTGCTGAAGGAACAATATATATGTTATTTGCTGATAAGACAAAGGACTTTTTAGTAGATAATGTAAAAGAGCAACTAGCAATAGTAACAATAGGAGTAGACTATGGTGCTGGAAAGTCTAAAATAAAATTTGTAGCAAGTGGCATTACATATAATTTTAGAAATGTTTATGTTTTAGACGAAATGGATTTATCTGGAGTTTATGACCCAGAGCAAATATATGAAAAGTTTATAGAGTTTTATAAAAGAGTGTACGACAAATATGATAAATGTCAGTACGCTTTTTGTGATTATGGAGCATTAGGGAATGTAATAACTTTAGGATTAATCAGAAGATGTCAAAAGGAGAGATTACCAGTGCAAGTAGTAGATTGTAGTAAAGGGTTAATAAATGACAGAATATTTTTAAGTAGCACATTAATGGCACAAAGAAGATTCTTTATATTAAGAAAAAATACGATAATAACAAAAGCTTTTCAAGATGCTTTGTGGAATGATAATAAACCAGATGAAAGATTAGACGATGGAACAACAGACATAGACAGTTTGGACGCATTTGAATATTCAATAAATAGTTTTTATGAAAATTTAATTAATAGCAGGAGATAAAAGATGAACTTACAACAATTTTTTAGTAATGAAGGATATGACATATCAGAAAAGTTAAATTGGGAAAAATATATAGATATTTGGTCAAGTTGGTATAGAGGCAAAGTACGAAGATTCCATAATTACTATATTTATAATGGTCAAAGAAAAGTAAAAATGGAAAAAAAGTCTTTGCAAGGGGCTAAAAAAGTTGCAGAAGATTGGGCAGATTTACTTTTCAATGAAAAAGTGTCTATAAATTTACAAAAAGATGAAGATACAAAGGCATTAAATGATATATTAAGACAAAACAATGCGGAAGTAATTATAAATCAAGGTTTAGAAAAATCATTTGCTATTGGTACAGGAGCATTAGTAGTTTCAGTACAGGACATAGAACAAGAAGAGAATATATTAGATGTAACAAATGCAAAAATAAAATTAGAATTTGTAGAATGTAAAAAAATAATACCTCTAACATGGGAAAACGGAAAGATAATAGAATGTGCTTTTGTAACAACCAAACATAAAAAAGGACAAACATATATTTATATAGCAATGCATGTTTTAAATGATAAAGGAAATTATGTAATAAAGAACTATATGTTTAAAGGTAAATATAGTTCTTTTGTAGAAGCAAATGACGAAGAAAAAGAAGGATTTTTAGAAGAATTTGATACACAGAGTGATATTCCATGGTTTTCTATTATTAAGCCAAATATTTGCAACAATATAGATAGTGAAACGCCATTCGGTTTGTCTGTTTATGCTAATGCAATAGATACATTAAAGTGTTTAGACAATGCATATGATGGATTAGATAATGAAGTGACAATAGGCAGAAGAAGAACATTTATAGCAGAAGAAATGATGACTTATGATGATGGAGAAGGCAAAATGGTATTTGATCCTAACGATATTTCTGTTTATCGTATGCCTAAAGGTTTTAATAAAGATTCAATGATAGAACATGATGATGCAAATTTAAGGGCAGATCAATTTATTAGTACAGTAAATTATCAATTAAACATATTATCAAGTAAGGTTGGATTTGGACAAGAAAGATATAAATTTGATGGACAAGCAATACAAACAGCCACGGGAGTTATATCAGAAAATTCAGATATGTTCAGAACAATAAAGAAGCATGAGCAAATGCTAGAAGATAGTTTAATTACTATTATAAAAGCAATTGCTTATGCTTCTACTGTTTTTGGAAATGTCAGTATAGATGCGAGTGTTGTAACAATAGATTTTGATGATAGCATAATAGAAGATAGAGGAGCAGAGAAAGTAAGGGCAATGCAAGAAGTATCTCAAAACTTAAGAAGCAAAGAATCTTATATGATTAATTATAGAAACTTAAATGAGCAACAAGTAAAAGAAGAATTAGAAAAAATACAGCAAGAGAAAATGAGTAATCAAGAAGCATTTGGATTTACTCCTAATGATAATAATGGAGAGGAAGAATAATGGAATTAAAAGATACTATTGAAATGATGAATAGTGAAGATTATAAGGAAAGATTTAAAGCAGAATATTATCAAACTAAAATTAGATATGACAAATTAGATAAAATGACTGTAAAATATGAAGCTGGGACTTTAAATTTTACACCCAATTGTTCTTTAGAAGTATTGAAAGAACAAAAGAAATATATGGGAAATTATATAAGAATGTTAAAAATAAGAGCAGAGATAGAAGGAATAAATTTATCAGAGGTTTAATAATGCTAACTGAACAAGATTTTATAAAAATAGAAAAACAGGCTAATTCTATTTATAACAATTTAGAATTGCAAATAATAGAAGAAATAGCAACAAGAATAGCTAATTTTGGTTATGCAAATACAGTAGTAATAAACGATTTGAGAATTGCCCAAGAAATGGGAATTTTATATCAAGACATAGTAGAACTAGTAGCAGAATATAACAATACAAGTTATGAAGAAGTAAATAGAATATTTACAGAAGCCTCTGAAACATCATTAAGTTATGATGACGAAATATATAAAGAAGCAGGATTAGATCCTAAACCTTTAGCTCAAAGCGAAAGTATAAAACAAATAATGAATGCAGCTATACAAAGAACATCAGGTAATTTGCAAAATTTATGTATGACTACAGCAAATACAGCGCAAACACAATTTTATAATGCTATAAATAGTGCATATATGTTTACTAGTACAGGAGTTAAAAGCTATACACAAGCTATTTTAGATGAAATTAAGAATATAAGTAAACAAGGAGCAATTATACAATATCCAAGTGGAGCTAGAAGAAGTGTAGAGAGTGCTGTAAGAATGAATGTAATTACAGCTATTAATCAAAATTGTGGTAAATTACAAGAGTTACGAGCAGATGAACTAGGTTGGGATTTAATGGAAATTACAGCACATAGTGGAGCAAGACCAGAACATGCAAGATGGCAAGGAAAAATAGTTAGTAGAAGTGGAAAAAAAGGATATTTAAATTTGCGAGATATTGCTTATGGAGAAGTAACAGGCTTTAAAGGAGTTAATTGCAGACATGATTGGCATCCATATTTAGAAGGCTCTGCTAGGACATATTCACAGAAACAATTAAATGCTTGGAAAAATGAAAAGGTAGAATATAACGGCAAAAAGCTAAGTATGTATGATGCAACGCAAAAGCAAAGATATTTTGAAAGAAATATAAGACAGGATAAGAAAAATTTAAAGGCACAGCAAGCAATACTAACAAGTAATAATAAAGATATAGATATAGAACAAGTACAAGCTGAAATAAGAAATATAAAAGTAACGCAGAGAGACCATAATGCACAATTAAACGATTTCTTAAAACAAACAGGATTAAACAAAGATTATAGTAGATTAGTTATTTAAGGCAGTTAACAGCTGTCTTTTTTATATGCAAATTTAGTGTAATGGTAGCACAACAGTCTCCAAAACTGTTTGTAGTGGTTCGAATCCATTAGTTTGCGCCAATTCTTTTTATGGTTAGAGCTTTAAAGAAACCAAAAATAACTCTAGCTTGTCGAGATATAAATGCAAGCACGCAGTCGATAGAGTGAACTATCATTTAAAAAAATCAGCGTAGAAAGGAATAAAATATGGATGAAGAATTAAAAAATTTATTTGGTGAAAATTCATTATCATATGATGATTTTTCGAAAGCTATTGAAGAAAAAGGAATGAAATTAGCTAATCTTTCTGCAGGAGGATATATTGCTAAAAGTAAATATGATGATGACTTAAAAAAAGCTAAAAATTTAGATTACAAGAAAAAGTACGAGGATTTAGAAGCATCTATTCAGGGAGATGATGGAATTAATGCAAAACTTAAGAACATCACATCCGAAAGAGATGACTATAAATCTAAATATGAAGAGCTTAACTCTAAATATTCTATGTTAGATGCAACAACAAAAGTAGTTAAAGCAGGAATAAAACCCGAATTTGCTAAATTTGTTGCAAGTGAAGTATTAGGTCAAGTAAGTGATACAATTGATTTTGATACTGCATTAAAAGCTTATAAAGCAAAAAATCCACAATTTAATTCAGAAACTGCAGTAGTTAAAAGAAAAGTGGGGTCTAGTTTAAAACTAGATGGAAGAGAATTAAATAACGAAAATGAAACAAATAAAATTATGAACGATTTAATACGTTCTGCAAGAGATTAGTTAATATACTAATCTTTTTATTTTTTTATATTAAAGGAGGAATTTTATCATGGGACAAATGATATCAAGAAGTAATGCAGAAACATTGATTGATGAACAAGTAGCTCAAGAAATTATACAAGGAGCTATAAAACAATCAAGAGCAATGCAAATGTTTAGAAGACTACCTAATATGACTTCTAATAAAACAAAAATGAGAGTGTTAGATGCACTACCACTAGTGTATTGGCAAGGAAGCGATAATGCTAGAAAACAATTAACAAAGATGGCTTGGGATAAAAAGTATATTACAGCTGAAGAAATGGCTGTTATAGTACCTATTCCAGAGAATGTATTAGATGATGCCGATTATGATATTTGGGGAGAAGTAAGACCAAGAGTAGAAGAGGCTATGGGAAAAAAATTTGATCAAGCTGTATTTACAGGGGTAGATAAGCCAACAGGATTTAGAGCTGATATATTAACATCTACATTAAATGCAGGAGCATCTGTAACACCTTTAGATACATTATATCTTTCTATAGATAAAGCTATGTCATACGTAGAAGAAAGTGGATATAATCCAAATAGTATAGTTGGTGGTATGAATGTAAAATCTGCATTTAGAACAATGTTAGATAACAACGGACAACCAATTAAAGGAACAGAAATTGATGAATTAAATAAAGCATATGTTGATAATGGAGCTTGGGATAAATCATTAGCACAAATGATTGTAGGGGATTTCTCACAAGCAGTTTATGCAATTAGACAAGACATTACTTTTAAAGTATTAGATCAAGCTGTAATTCAAGATCCAGCAACAGGAGATATTTTATATAACTTAGCACAAGATGATATGGTTGCTTTAAGAGTAACAATGAGAATTGGTTGGGAAATACCAAACCCAATAAATTCATTACAACCAGATGAATCAGTAAGATTTCCATTTGCTGTTATATTACCTGGTTCATATTCTGAAGGTAGAGTAGATGTAACAATTAATGTAAAAGACCAAGACTCAACAAACATAGAAGGTGCTAAAGTAAACTTTAATGGACAAATAAAAATGACAAATTCTAGCGGAAATGCAGTATTTAAAGCAAATAAAAATTCTACTGGATTATATAGAATTACAGCAGAAAATATGAAAAGAGATGTTATTGGAAGTATTGAGGTTAAAAGCACAACTAAGACAGAAAATGTTGTTATTAACTTAAAAAAAAAGTCGGAGTAACAGACCCTGAGATAACAGGATTAACAATAACACCAACAGCAAGTTTACAAGAGGGGAATGAAAATGTAAATGCTGATGCAGTAGTCGCTACATTATCTGCTGAAGGTGGTACAAGCCCATTTACTTACGCATTAGAAGCTGATGAAACAAATGGGGTAGACAATGCTTCGTTTAAAATAGATGGAACTAATGTAAAAGTAAATACAACACCTTTAACACAAAAAGATTACAAAATAAATGTAAAAGTAACAGATACTAAAGGTAAAACATTTACAAACCACGCAACAATAAGTGTAGCAGCCGCAGCAGAATAGGAGGAATAAGGCATGTTAACTTACTTAGAAAATGAAGAAGAATATAAAAAACAATTAGGTACAGATAACGTGCCTAAAGACTTCAAAAATTTAAACATAGAAGCAAGTAGCTATATTAATCACAAGACTTTTGGAAGAATTGACGAAAACAATATTCCAGAGCAAGTGAAATATGTTACTTGCTTAATTATTGATTTAATTGCAGAAGAAAATCAAAAATTATCTGAAATAGGAAATCTAAAATCACAAAATATTGAAGGTTGGAGTGAAAGTTATTCTACACCAGAAGAAATCAAGACTGATTATGAAGAAAAGAAATATTCTACATTAAAGAAATATTTATGGAACGTAATTGGTATTGATGGTAATCCTTTATTGTACTGTGGGGTGTGCTAAATGAATGATAGATTTTTTATACATCAAATAACAGTTTATCATACAGAAGATGATGAAAACTTTACAATACAACACTACAACGGGAAAGCTTCTCCACAACTTTATTTTAGACATAATAAAAAGACTAACCTGATTGACAAAGGACTTCAAGAAGGAAGTACAGGCTCTATTACAATACCTACTACAGAAAAGCTTAATATTTCTACAAATGATTATATTGTCGAAGGAATTATAGATGATAAGTTTGATTTGTCTGCTCTGCAAGAAAAATATCAAGTCTTTAAAGTGGTAAGTGTAGATGATAACCGAAAAGGAAATCTACAACACTATAAAATAGGAGTTACAGAGTAATGGCTAGTGGATTTACAGTAAAAATAAAGATAAATAGCACTAACAAAATACTAAAAGACCACGGACTTGATAGAAATGGCAGAGTAACACGTTTTCTACGAGATGAAGCAGATAGATTAATGAATCCGTTTGTACCAATGCAAAATGGAATGTTAAGAAGAAATAAAACTTATCCAAGTAATCACGAGATTAAATATATTAGTCCGTATTCTAAAGTACAATTCTATGGAAAACTTATGCTTACAAAAAACGGTTCAAGTTGGGCAAGAAAAGGGGAAAAGAAAGTAGTAACTAATAAAAATCTAAAATATCATACTTCTGGAACTGGTCCAAAGTGGAATGAGTTGATGATGCAAAGAAACAAAAATACTTTAATAAAAGATGTAGAAAACTTTATTAAAACAGGAGGATAAAATGGCAGGGAAATCAAAAATTGAACTAATAAAAGAATTTATAGAAGCTTGTCCATATCTAAATAAAGGCAAAGTAAATGTAGATTATATAAAAAATAAACCTTTGTCTTATAGTATAGATGAAACACCAGTAGATCCAGTTCTACAGAATTTTTCTGATGGAGGTAGAAGATTACAAATACAATTTGATTTTTCTATACAAGCTAATTTTAGTGCTTTAGAAAATATTAAAAACTCAAAATTTTGCGATGATTTTACTGATTGGATATATGAACAAAACAAAAATGAAAATTTACCAAAGATAGATGGAGCTGTTTGGATTAAATGTTTAGGCAGAGGAACAATATTACAGACAACAGAAACAACAGCAATATATGTAATACCTATGCAAGTAGTTTATGAAGAAGACTTTTAACGGTCTTCTATTTTTTATATAAGGAGGAAGAATGATGCCAAAAGAACAATTAGTAAAAAGAAGTAGAAAAGTTGCTTTTATGGATGTTTCTACAACAGCTATAGCAAACTTCTTGAGAATGACGAAATTTACTGAAATTTCAAAATCTAAAAACCCTACTGAATATAGTAGAACATATGTAGATGAAGATGGAGAAGTAACAGATGTAACAGGTTATTCAGAAAAAATAAGCTATAATTTTGATTTACATATTGGTAATTTAGTACATGAAAAGATTATAGATATAACAGATAATGAAAAAACTGGAGCCGATGCATTAGTACGAATCTTACAAGTTGATTTTACTAAACCAATAGGAGCAGGATATGAAGCAAGATTGAGAACATATTCTGTTGTCCCTGATAGTGAGGGAGATTCAACAGATGCTTATACATATGCTGGAAGCTTTAGAAAAAATAGTAATATGACTATTGGTGTAGCTACAATGAATGCTGATAATACAGTTGCTACATTTACTGCTAATCAAGAAGTTGCAGAGTTTCCAGTTAACTTCTTAGTTACTGATTCAAGTAACAATATGATTGATAATGCTAAAATTACAATTGAAGGAACATCTTATATAACAGATGCAACAGGATTAGTAACAGTGTTCTTAGATGCTAAAGCATATAGCAATATTACTATAGAGAAAGACGGTTATACAACACAAAATAAAGTATCTGTTACTGTAACAGATAAAGCAGTATTAAAAGAAGTAGAGTTAGAAGAAGCTGCTTAAATAAATAATATATAGAGAGGCTTATTTTTAAGCCTCTTAAATAATTTGGAGGGAAAAAATGAAATTAAAAGATATTGAAGTTGACTTTAGTTTTACAGATGCTGATTGCATAGAAAGATTAGAAAATGCAGCAAAAAAAGTTAAAGAAAAATCTGAATTAAAAGATAAAGAAGAAAAAAGTTTGTCAGAAGCTATTAGAGAAGAATGTAAAATAATAGACGAATTTTTTGATGAAGTTTTTGGAAAAGGAATAGCAGACAAAATATTTAAAGGTAAAAAAGATTTACAAGAGCATATGGAATTATTTACAGATATAATTAATGCTAAAATTGAAACAACAAAAGCTACACAAAATTTATATGATACTTTAGAAAACAGAGCTAAATATATGCCTAACAGAGAAACAAGAAGATACAATAAATATAATAAAGGAAGAAAATAATGTATTCTAATCTATTAATTAATCAATTACCACAACATACAGATAGTGGAATGAGAATAAGAACAGATTTTAGAGAAAGCATAAAATTTGAACTACTAATGCAAGATAGAACAATAGAAGATGATAAAAAAATTAGAATGATTTTAAACTTATATTATTACAGACCAGAGCAAATAACAGATATAAAAAAAGCTTTAGAAGAAGTAGTTTGGTTTTATTCTGGTGGAGATAAAAAAGAAAATACAAATAGAACAGCAAAGAACAATAATAAAAAACAAATTTATAGCTATGAATTTGATGCAGAATATATATATAGTGCTTTTATGCAACAATATAGAATTGATTTAAATAGTATAAAATACTTGCACTGGTGGAAATTTAGAGCTTTATTTGTTAATTTAAATGAAGATGTTATGTTTTCTAAAATAATGCAATATAGAGCAATACAATTAAATACGATAAAAGATAATGAAATGAAGAAATTTTATAAAAAAATGAAAAGATTATATGCATTACCTGATATGCGAACTGAAGAAGAAAAAGAATATGACTTTGGAGAAGCTTTTTCATAATTTGTCGGCTTTTGTCGAAAAAGATAAAATTATGTTGGAAAAAAGTGCTTGAAATAATCCTTTATAATGATATACTAATATAAATTTAAAAAATAAAGGAGGGTTGAAAATGTCAAATCATGAAGAAGAGAAAAAACCAGTATATAAAAAATGGTGGTTTTGGCTAATAGTTGTAATAATAGTTATTGCGATTGTTGGAGGAACTCAAACAAGTACAAACAATACACAAACTTCAAGTTCTGTAAATGAAAGCGAAGTTCAGACAACAGAAAATGAAAAAACAACTACAAAAGATGTAAAAGTTACCTTGGAACAATACAATCAAATTAAAGATGGAATGACATATGAAGAAGTAGTTGAAATATTTGGAGGAAAAGAATCAACATCTTCTGAAAGTGAAATAGCAGGAATAAAGAGTGAAATTAAAACTTGGAACGGAAATGGGACATTTTCTGTAGCGACTATTGGATTTACAGATGGAGAAGTTTCTTCAAAATCTCAAACAGGTTTAGAATAAAAAGAAAAGAGGACAATATGGGAAAATGGTATTTTTGTCCTTTTTGCAATAAAAAAATAGTGAAATATAGTAAAGACGCTGAATGTAAAGGCGTCTTTTTATTATGCAAAAAATGTGGCAAACAAGTAGAAATAAAAATAAATAAAAATAAGTCTTTAAATTGAGCCTATGAGCCTGACAGAAAGGAATGAAAAATGGCAGATGGCTCAGTTACTATTGAATTTAATGGCGATACTAAAGGTCTAGATAAGGATATTAATGGAATAAGTGGAAAAGTTCAAAGTGGTTTAGGAAAACTTGGAAGTATTGCTGGAACTGCAATGAAAGGTGTTACAGTTGCGGTTGGTGCGGTATCTGCTGCTGTTGGAGGATTAGGTGTTGCATCTACGAAATCTTATGCTGATCTAGAGCAAAACATGGGTGGTATTGAAACACTATTTGGTAACAGTGCAGATAAAGTAATAAAAAATGCTAAGAATGCATATAAAACAGCAGGTATGAGTGCTAATGAATATATGGAAACTGTAACTGGTTTTAGTGCAAGTTTGTTGCAAAGCTTAGGTGGAGATACAGAAAAAGCAGCAGATAGTGCTGATATGGCTTTACAAGATATGGCTGATAATGCAAACAAGATGGGGACTTCTATGGAATCTATACAGTATGCATATCAGGGATTTGCTAAACAGAATTATACTATGCTAGATAACCTAAAATTAGGCTATGGTGGAACAAAAGAAGAGATGGAGAGACTTCTTTCAGATGCACAAAAAATAACAGGTATAAAATATGATATTAGCAATTTAAGTGATGTCTATAGTGCTATACATGTTATCCAAGGAGAGATGGGAATAACAGGTACAACAGCAAAAGAAGCTGCAACAACGATATCTGGAAGTGTTAGTTCTATGAAAGCAGCATTTGATAATTTCATAAATGGTAGTGGAACTATAGATGAACTTGTAAGTACCAGCATGACTGCAATTCAAAATATTATTGATGCTGTTTCATTATTATTGCCAGATTTACTTCAAAGTATTGCTGAAGGAGTGCCACAAATAATAGAAGGCATTAATCAAATATTTCCTCAAATTATAGAACTTATTGTAATTAATGCACCATTATTAATGGATGCAATAGGACAAATGTTAACAGCACTGTTCCAACAGATACTTAATTATTTACCTCAAGTATTACAGCTGGGAATGCAATTAATACAGTCGTTTTTAACAGGATTAATAACAATGTTGCCACAGATAATACAAATGGGTATGCAGCTTATAACACAGTTAATTTTGGGAATAGCACAAATGTTGCCACAATTAATACCGCAAGCAATTAATGCAATAATAACAATAGTAAATGGATTATTAGATAACATAGATATGTTAGTGGATGCAGCAATTCAGCTTATCTTAGGATTAGCAGAAGGATTAATTAATGCAATTCCACTATTAATAGAAAAAGCTCCAGAAATAATAGGAAAACTAGTTACCGCATTAATTCAAAATTTGCCTAAAATTTTACAAGTTGGCGTTCAATTAATTGGAAAGCTGATTGAAGGTGTTGGAAGTGTTATTGGAAAATTAGGACAAATGGCAGGAAATATTATTCAAACTATATGGGATGGTTTGAAATCATTACCTAGCAAAATGCTTGAAGTCGGAAAAAATCTGATTCAAGGTATTTGGAATGGTATTAGTAATGCTGTAGGTTGGCTATGGGATAAAATTAGTGGATTTTGTAGTGGAATTGTAGATAAAATAAAAGGATTTTTTGGTATTCATTCTCCATCTAAAGTTTTTGCTGATGAAGTAGGAAAATTTTTGGCATTAGGATTAGGAGAAGGATTTGATGATAATCTTGGAAAAGTATATAAAAATATGCAATCTGCAGTAGATTTTGAAACACAAAAATTAAGTGCTAATTTAAGTACAACAGCAACTAATAATAAATTATTTACAGCTAATATTTTAATGAAACCTAGTGATATTTATCTAGATAGTACAAAAGTAGGTAGAGCAGTAACACCTGCTGTAACTAAAACTTTAAGAGGGGCAGGTGCTTATTAAATGATAGCAAGGTGGAATAATAAAGATTATAGAATAATTGATAGTATAGAAATAAAAAAGTCTAGTAGAGAGGTTACATATACAGAACTTAAGCTAGACTTTTCTAAATGTACTATGGAGGATTTACCTTATGCACAGCAAGAAGTACAAATAATAGATAAAGATGGAAAACTTAAGTTTACTGGATTTGTGTCTGATTATAAATTACCAGAGCTTAAGAAAATAATTACTCCAGAAAAAGAACTAAATTTAAGCTTATATACTCCAAGACAAATGACAACCAGAACAGTAACAATTATGAGAACAGCAATGCTAAGTGAAATTATTACACAAGTGTTAATGCCACTTTATCAAGATGGATTTATGCTAAAGACATTAAATATAGAAGATAGATCTGTAACGTTAAAATTAATAAGCAAAACTGTAGAAGAGGTACTTAATTACTTATCTAATAAATATTCTTTATATTGGAATATAAACGAATTTAAAGAAATAGAAATAGATGATATTAATTATTTATTCAATAAAGTGCCTAAAAAAACAATTAATATAAAAAATTATAAACAACAAATAAATGGTTTTTTAAGCATATCTCCAACTGTAGATAATTTAGATTATGCAAATATTATAAATATCAAAAATGCAAGAATATTTTATGATAATACACAACAAGTTAATGTAACACTAAAAAATGGAGATAGAATAGATTTCGAAAATCCTATAGACATAAGCTTAGGTACAGCAGAAAGAATTGTTGGAGCATTAGCAGTTAATCAAACTACAACGTGTACAAATTTAGAACTAATATATAACGGTTCTTCTCGTGCGTATATAGAATGTGGTTTTAATGTAGATGGAGAACTTCAAGATGGACTTAACATGAAAGATATTGCAACAGATGATAGTACAGGAGCTTTATTTGTTTTAACAATGGATAGCACATTTAAAAATCTAGCCACGGGTATTACCTATAAAGGAGAAAACGAAATAACAGTAAATTCTATTAGAAGCCAAACATTTTTAAGATATGCAAATATGAGATTGATAAACTGGCAGGAAATAGAAGCAAATGAAGGTAAGATAACACCTTCTGGACAAATAGAAAAAGTATTAGATGTAGAAAATGGTTGGTTTACTGTTCAAGAGTTAATAGATTATATTAGAAATACATTTATTATTAATAATAAATATACAAATCAAGTTACCTTAAAATATGATAAAGAAAATGATATAGAAATAGGTGATAGAATAGATATAGATCTTCCGGAATATTTTACGGAAGGTATTTTTATTGTAACAGCGATAAATGAAAGCAAAGAAGCTAATAATCCAACAAATTACTCTGTAGAACTTAGAAATACAAACTTATTAGAAAATTATATAGATTTATTTAGAAATTCTAGTGATACAGAAGAACAAGATAGTCAAATTGAAACAGAATACGTTGTAGAATATTCTGGCGAAGAAAAGATAAAAGAAATTCACGAAATTGAAATGAATGAAGACTACAACGATACATTAAATACAATTTTAAGAGGTTAATACATATGAAAGTAAAGAATTTAGAAGTAGGTATAAAAATAGGTAATAAGCAACATAAATTTACTAATCTAATATTAAATAAATATTTAGATTTATTTGCAGATAGTTTCTTAGAATTTAAAGATAAAAATTTAGATTTTTGTTGTATAAATCTAACAAAAGAAAAAACACTAATAACACCAGAAAGTACTGAAATGCAATTTGATACAATATTAGAATTTAATTCATCAGAACGAAGTGAATTATTAACAGAAAATACAATAATAAATAAATATAATTACGAAAAACCTTTAGCAGGATATCCAGATTTAAGTAGTTTTGTAGGACAATATATAAAACAAATTGGGTTTGGTATTTACGATTATGAGTTACAAAAATTTGAATTATATGCTTATTTAGATGTAAGTAAATATACTATAGTTGTTCAAGAAGAACAACCTATTGTAATTAGCAGAATGGATCAAGTTTCAACAGATTTAAAATTATGGAGTAATTCTAATGCAGTAAAATGTCCATATCATTTAACTACAAAAGGCTTATTAGAAGTAAATGGATATGAATATGATACAGTAATTCCAAAGCTTTATAGTATAGGATTTGGAGCATTACCTTATAAGTATACTGATGAGTATTTAGTAGAAGATTTAGATATTTCCAAAACTGGTGTTGGAGAAATAACAATAGATAATGTATTGAATAATTATGCAATGAATGACTTATTTCCTAAAGAAGATTTATATCCAAGACCTGATTTGTATCCGCAGGAAGGAACTGCTAATTTATTGATTTATAAATTTAAATTATATAGAAAAGTATTTCAAGACCCAGAGCAACCTCCAACGTTGAAAGATACGGGTCTTTTTTATGTGCAATATAAACAATTAGAACGATTAGGACAAATAACAAAATTAAAAATTCGTTACGAAAGAGGGTAAAAAATGCAATTAAATAAAATTAAATTTAATGATTATCAATATCCAGGACTGTCAGAGGAAATATTAGAAGCTTTGCAGGATAATATAAACGAAGCGATAAACACAATTCCATTAATGAAAGTTAGAATTAATAGACAAGATATAATAACGTCTGGAACATATGGGAGTACAACTGTACCACTTAATGCAGTAGAAATAAATAATGATAATCTTAATAATTATTTAATAAAAGAAAATAATGAAATAGTTATAGGGGATAATGTGAATCTTGTAGAAGCAGTTCTATTTACTAGAGGTCTTGGATTTTATGGAAGTAGTGGAGATAAAGAATTAAAACTAATGAAAAATGGACAGAAAATAGATGGATACTACCAAAGAGCTATGGATGGTTGGTGGGGAATAGCAATTCCTACTGCAATACAGGTAAGTAAAGGAGATAGATTAAGTGCTGTATTGGAAAGTCAAACAGCAGGAACAACAGAAATTCTAGAAGGTTACTTACAAGTAAAAGTTTTAAAATAGGAGGATAGAAATATGGCAGAAAAAATACAATATGGCAATAAAGCTCCATATCAAACACTACCTGATATCCCAGAGCAAAATAAAACAACAGCTGAAAATATGAATGAAATAAAAGAGGTAGTAAACAATAATGCTACAGAGTTAGATGAAGCAAAAAATAAAGTTGATGAACTAGACGAAAAAATGGATATTGTTGTTGCACCAGCATTAGTATATAAAGGTTCTGTAAATAATTATAGTGATTTAGCAAATATTCAAGATGTAAAAAATGGAGATATTTATTCTGTAACAAATGAAAATAAAAATTATGTATATTCAGATAATGGGTGGATTGAATATACTCCACAAATAGATTTATCAGAGATTAATGCACAAATACAAAATATAATCGATACTATTCCGACAACAATAGCTAGTGCAATATTAGAAGACAATAAGAAAAAATATCCTATTGGGAAAATAATACTTTCTGAAGTAGGTACAAATCCAGCAACATATTTAGGATTTGGAACTTGGGAGTTATGGGGCTCTGGTAGAGTACCAGTCGGAGTAGATGTTGATGATACAGATTTTAATACAGCAGGAAAAACAGGCGGAGAGAAGACACATACAATGACAATAAATGAAATGGTTAAACATAAACATGGAATGTATTTTAGTGACGCATCTGGAAGTGAAGGGCTGAAAGATGTTTTTACATATCAGGGCTATCTTAAGTCTAGAGTTATTAATTCTGCAATTGAAGAAGCTGGTAATGGACAACCATTTAATATTATGCAACCTTACATTACATGCTATATGTGGAAACGTACAGCTTAAGATAGGAAAAATATAAAAGGAAAGGAAAAATAATATGGAAGAAATAATAAAAACATTAAGTTTTAGTAGTATAGCTTGGCAAGTAATAACACCGCTAGTTTTTAGTGGACTTGATATTTTAACAGGATATATACAAGCAGTAATAAATAAAAATGTAGATTCTAAAATAATGAGAGAAGGCTTACTTCATAAATGTTTATTAATAGTAGCTATTGTCATTGGCTATATAGTAGAATATGCATTTAATTTAAGTGCTGTATCTAGTGTTATAACTGTTTACATTTGTGTAATGGAATTAATGTCTATTTTAGAAAATATAAAGAAGGCAGGAATAGATTTAAAAATATTAGATTTTTTAAAAAATAAGGAGGAATAGCTATGGACGATAACATATTCGAAGAGACAGTAGAATTTAACGAAGAATTTTATCAAAAAAATATAATAGAAAATGACTTCTCAGGTACAGAAAATGATGGAATAGGAGATGATGTTGATGCAAATAACTAATGTAACATGTCCAACTTCTAAATATTCTATAAAATGTCCTTATGAAATGACTCCACAAGGCATATGCGTACATAATACAGCAAATGATGCAAGTGCTATGTCAGAAGTATCTTATATGTTAGGTAATAATAATAAGGTATCATTTCATGTAGCAGTAGATAATGAAAGAGTAGTAACAGGAATACCTTTTAATCGTAACACTTGGCATTGTGGCGATGGTGGAAGTGGAAAAGGTAATAGAACTCAAATATCTATAGAAATTTGTTATTCTAAATCTGGAGGGGAACGTTTTGAGGAAGCAGAGAATTTAGCAGCTTGCTATATAGCTTACTTATTAAAGCAATATGGATGGGGAATAGAAAAGGTTACAAAACATCAAGACTATAACGGTAAATATTGCCCACACAGAACTTTGGATTACGGATGGGAGAGATTTTTAAATAAGATAAGAGAGCATTTAGGAATACAAACTAATCCAATAGAAGATGATAAAGATTATAGTGGAGGAAGTGATGAACCAGTGAGAAAATATGTAAATGGTAGTACAATAGAAAATATATATTCTGATACAAATTTAACTAAGAAAATTGGATATTTAAATCCTAGAGAAGAGTGCGATTGCTTTGGTATTTTTAATAACAGACCTATGGTACGTTATAAAGTAGATGGATCTAATAACTACAAGATAGGTTTTGCAAAGTGGAAAGGCGGAGTAAAATAATATAAAAAGTAGAAGAGGTGTAGTGTAATGTTTATGCTACACCTCTTTTTTGTTTATATTAATGTTTTTCAATGCTATATGATGCTAAATAATGTTTACAAATTTGAAATAATGTGCTAAAATAACATTACAGCAAATTGAATAAGATGTTTTACAAATATATTACATATAGATTAAATATATTTGACGTTTTATAATAATTTGTTGACACAAAAGAAATGTTATAGTATAAAGATAATACTATTTAAATAAAAAAATAAAGGCAAGGATAAATCC